ACCCTACTAAGACGAGCCTCTTTCAGGTGGATATGTAGTGTCTAAATCCCACGCCATATCTTTGAAAGGAATTAACTATGGCTATCGCATCCGCATCAGGCGGCTTTAATGGTAACTGGTCTCCAGTTATTTATTCTAAGCAAGCGCAAATCGCCCTGCGCAAAACTGCTGTCACTAACGCTGTAACTAACAACTCTTACTTCGGTGAGATTGCTAACCAAGGCGATACTGTCCGCATCCAAAAAGAGCCTGACGTAACAGTCAACGCTCTGCAGCGTCACACAGGCATCTCAGTAGAGAAGCTTGACGACACTGACTTCTCTTTGACTATCGACAAAGCTAACTACTTTGCTTTCAAGATGGACGACATTGAAGAGCAGTTCTCGCACGTTGACTTCACATCTATGGCTGCTGATCGTGCTGCCTATAAGATGGCTGACGCAATGGACGAAGAAGTACTCGGTTACCTCTCAGGCTTTGCTGGTGGTGCCGGTTCATGGGCGGTTAACACAACTGCTTCTGGCGACAAAGCAAACGCTTCTGCAGGCACAGACGAACTGCTCGCAGGCAACAAGCTTGACGCAACTGACTTCGGTAACCTGACTATTGCTGCTACAGCAACTGCAGGTGACTCTATCCCACTCGCACCACGTCTGCCGGGCGCAACTGCCCTGTCAGCAACAACTGTTTCTCCTCTTTCAGTCGTAGCTCGTATGGCTCGTAAGTTGGACGTACAGAATGTTGACTCACGTGGCCGTTGGATTGTTGTCGATCCAGTATTCGTTGAGATGCTGAAAGACGAAGACTCACGTGTACTCAATGCTGACTTCGGTGGCTCTGGCCTTATGAACGGCCTTGTGCTTAACAACCTGCACGGCTTCCGTGTATATGTATCTAACAACCTGCCTTACCTCGGTACAGGTGCTGGTACATCAGGTACAACTGCACAAGGCACCAACTTCGGTGTTATCGTTGCTGGTCAGGACGAGGCTGTTGCTTCTGCTGAGCAGATCAACAAAGTTGAGAACTACCGTGACCCAGACAGCTTTGCTGACATCGTTCGTGGTATGCACCTCTATGGCCGCAAGATTCTGCGCAGTGAGGCACTTGTCACAGCACGTTACAACGCTGCTTAATATCGCATAAACTGTTGGGCTGGCCTCTTTATGGGGCTGGCCCTTCGGTACATCTCAGGGTAGGATAACTCTATGGCTACTTATGTATCTCTAGTCAATCAAGCATTACGCCGTGTCAATGAAGTTGAGCTTGACATCGGTGGTGATGGCTTTGGTGATGCTCGCAACTTGCAGGCATTGGCTAAGGATGCTATTAACTCTGCAGTCAGAGAACTCCTACAGAACACTCAAGAGTGGCCCTTTACACTTACAACATATACGCAAACCCTGACTGCCGGTACCGGTGTGTATGACTTTGCCTCAGACGCCTCTAAGGTTGACTGGGACACGTTCTACCTTAAGCGTCTATCTTCTAAGGGTAATGCCCCAGAGAAACTCCCTGTCCTGACTTATGAGGACTACCTACGTTATCACCGTGCTGCTGAGGATGTAAGCGGCACAGATGGCTACAACACCCCTACTACAGTGTACCAGACAGAGGACATGAAGTTTGGTGTTACACCCCTGCCTGATGATGCGTATGAGGTAGAGTATCGCTACTGGGCCTACCCGGAAGATATGGTATCATACAATGATACATGTATCGTACCTGACAGGTTTAACACTGTGATCGTCGATGGTGCAGTAATGTACCTTATGCGCTTCCGTGCTAACGAGCAGAGTGCTGCATTGCATCAACAGAAGTTTGAGGATGGTATGGACAACATGCGCCGCCTACTTCTTGACTCACCTCTCTACCTTACTTCTACTGTAATAGCTGGACGGATGTTCAACAAACAGTCAGGTATTAAGTAATGGCTGATAACCTCCGCACCTTTGCTACTCCTTGCATGGGCGGCTTGGTAGTTAACCAAGACCCTCTCACACAGGGCGGTCAGCTTGCTGGTTCTGCTACTCGTTTGATTAACTACGAGCCTGCCTTGAATGGCGGGTATCGTCGTATTAGCGGTTATACTAATACATATGGTGAAGTACCCGGTCTGGCTACTAAGGCTGTACTTGGCGTACACGTAGCTGCTGACATTAATGATGGCATCTTTGCTGCACGTGAACCTAGCTCCGGTAACAACTACCTACACAAATGGAATAACTCTACAGAAGCTTGGGATGCTATTACTTCTGTAGGCTCACCTACAATGACTGGCGTATCTAAGGTACGCTTTGAGAGCTTTAACTGGGGTGCTCCTAAGTTTGCTGTAGTCGATGGAGTTAACCCTGCTGCTACATGGAATGGCACTACATACGTACAGCTGAATGGTGGTCAAGCACCCAGCGCACCTAGCCTTGTATCAGCGTTTAACAACCACCTCTTCCTTGCTGGTGACAGCTCTGAGCCATACAATCTGTACTTTAGCGCTCCTGTAGACGAGACTGACTGGACGCCTGCTTCTGGTGCTGGTGTTATTAACGTAGGCTTTGAGATTGTACAGCTTAAGTCCTTCCGTAATGACCTGTACATCTTTGGTAGAAACAACATCAAACGCTTGGTAGGCAACAACATTGCTGACTTCCAGCTTGTAACAGTTACGTCTAACCTAGGCTGTGTCGCCCCTGATAGTGTAGCAGAGTTTAACGGTGAGATTATCTTTCTAGCACCAGACGGTATTCGCCCTGTTACAGGTACTGACCGCATTGGTGATATTGAACTTGCTACTCTGTCTAAGCCTATTCAGTCTATCTTTGAAGACTACACGGCTAATGAAGACCTTATCAGTATGACTACTGTAGTAGTTAAGAAGAAGTCTCAGTTTAGGCTCTTCTTTGCTAATCAAGACTCGCTAGGCATCATAGGTGCTATTCGTCGTAGCGGTACGGGAGGTACAGGCTTTGAGTTTAGCCAGCTGGTAGGGATGGAAGTAAGCTGTGCCCATAGCGGCTATATCGGTGATGAAGAGTTTGTTATCCATGGTGACTCTAATGGCTATGTATATCGTCAGGAAGTAGGTACAAACTTTAACGGTAATGACATCTTTAGTTTGTTTCAAACGCCCTTCTTCTTTATGGATGACCCAGCGCTACGTAAGTCTTTCTATGATGTAGACACGTACATGCGCTCTGAGGGCGAGGTCACAGTCACTATGGCTGTAGATTACGACTACAGTGATCCTTCCGTTACTATTGGGTCAGACTATACACTATCCACTGCAGGGGCTGCTGCATACTACGATAGCGCTACGTATGACTCCACAGACATCTATGATGGTAACCCTAGCCCCGTAGAAAGCACTACCATTGCAGGCTCGGCTAAGTCTGTATCTATCCGGTACGTTACAAATGATACAAACCCTAGCCACACCATTCAAGCCATTACACTAACATACGGCCTGCACGATAGGCGCTAGAAGAGGAATAAAACATGTCAGGCTATACACGCCAATCTGTTGCAGACATAGTGCCTACGGCGGTAGTACGTGCTGCTCCCATCAACGCAGAGTATAACAAACTCCGTGACGCATTTACGTTTAGCTCTACTGGCACTACAGGACACAAGCATGATGGCTCTTCTGATGAAGGCTCTTATGTCCCTCTTATTGCTGATCTTGATGGTAAGAATAAAGTACAAGTAGTACAGGCAAGTAACCGCTTTGGTGTTTGGATTGAGGTAGGCGGTACATCTACTGAGCAGTTCCGCTTTCAGGATGGCTTGATTGTACCTGTAACAGATAACGATATTGACCTTGGTACTTCTTCATTGGAGTTCAAGAATGTCTACGTAGATGGTACAGCATTCATTGATACAGTAAGCATCGGTGACAATGACTACACTACTATCACGAACAACACATACGCTGTAACAAATGGTGATCTTACTGTAGATGTAGTAGGTGATATTAATCTTGATGCTGACGGTGGCGATGTTGTACTTAAGGATGGAGGTACTACATACGCAACTCTTACAAGTAATACAGGAAACCTGACGCTAAAGAGCGGCACAACTACTGCTGTAACATTCACTGGCGCTAATGCTGACTTTGCCGGTACGCTAGACGTAACAGGTGCTACTGTTCTTGATAGCACCCTTACCGTTGCAGGTAACGCATCCTTTAACTCCAACATGACGCTAGGTAATGATGTACTTGATACAATTACTTATAGCGGTCGTGTGGCGTCCTCTATCAGCCCTGCTACAGATAGCACACATAACCTTGGTACTACTTCTCTGTACTGGGCTAATGCTTACATTGATGCTATTACAACTACAGGTAATGTTGCTGTAGGCGGTAATGCTACCGTTGCTGGTACACTCAGTGTAACAAACAATACAGCTCTTACAGGTAACCTAAACATTAACGGTAACACTGTTATAGGTGATGTATCCACAGATACTGTAACTGTTACTGCAGGTGTTTCATCTAATGTTGTACCTACGACTGACAGTGCCTACACCCTAGGCAGCGCTACTAAGTACTGGTCACATGGCTACATTGATGCTATCACTACTACAGGTAATGCTGCTGTAGGTGGTGCTTTGTCTGTTGGTACTACTCTGGACATGACAAACGGGCAGATCAACAATGTTGCAACTCCTAGTGCTTCGACTGATGCTGCTAACAAAGGATATGTAGATACACAGGTCAGTAACTTAGTAGATGCTGCACCGGGTGCTCTTGATACGTTGAACGAACTGGCTGCAGCACTAGGGGATGACCCTAACTTCTCTACTACCGTAACAAACAGTATTGCTACTAAGCTGCCCTTAGCTGGCGGCACTATGTCTGGCAATATCACTATGGGTGGTAACACTGTTACAGGCCTAGCTACTCCAAGCTCTTCTTCTGATGCAGCCACTAAGGGTTACATTGACACCCTATTCGGCTCTACTACAGATGCAGCCACAAGCGCCGCTGCTGCAGAAGCTGCGTATGATAGCTTTGATGACCGCTACCTTGGCCCTAAAGCTTCTGCACCCTCTGTAGACAATGACGGTAATGCACTACTCACAGGCGCTCTGTATTTTAACACCAGTGATAATACAATGAAAGTGTGGTCAGGTTCTGCTTGGCTTGATGCTTATGCTTCACTGTCGGGCGCATTGATTGCTACTAACAACCTGTCAGACTTG